TACACGTACTCATGGGACAAAAACCGTTGGGAAAGATTACGAAGAGATGGTTGGATAGAAACATGGAGGCATAGAAACAGAACAACTATAAAATACTCTATATTTAAAACATCTTTTAAATGTGGTCAAATGATAAGTAGAATATACAGAATACTTTTAGGTGAAGAAGATCTACCAACATCTGAACGTAGTGTATTTTTTAATAACAAATCATATACAGACAAAGTTTACAATAAAGCTATAGATGATATGATTAAAGATATAGATAGATAATGGGATTTAAACTAGGTAAAAGAACTGGATCAAATATAACTGGCGGTGAAATAAGAACTAAAATGCGTTTTGGTCAGGAAGCTGGTGGTGATGCTTCAATACCTGGTACGCCTGTTATAAGAAAACCATTAGATGAAGGAATACTTGGTGAAGCTAATATGGATGGTAGTATATATATAAGCGACAAGATAATACCAGGTAGCGAAGAAGAAAGACAAGTTATAAATCATGAAATGCGTCATGCTACAGATATGAAAATAGGTAAATTATCATATACTGATGATTACATAATGTATAATGGAGAAAAATTTGAAAGAAAAAATATCAACGGTAAAGATATGATTATTGTTGATGGTAAATGGAAAGAAGCTGGTAGCGAGGGTTTTCCATGGGAAAAAGATGCTAATAATAGAAACGAAAACGGAACAGTATAATGTGGAGCTTATTTAAAGACAAAAACGAAATAAACGAAAAGAATATAGTTGGATTTGCATCATTTGTAGTAATGTGTTTGTTTGCTGTTGCTGACTTGTTAACTAGTGTGTTAGCAGATAAAGATTTAATAATAAACGAAGTTGTATATAATTCATTTGTATGGGTAACGCTAGGTTGTTTTGGTATTAGCTCATTTGAAAAAGTAAAAAATAAATAAACTATGGCAGTAATAAACTATATAGATGGTATACCTACTTTTTCTACTAAATTAGAAGCTATGGCTTGGGGATTAGAAAATTACAATATAAGATCAATTCATATTCATTATATAAAAAACAAAGTTACTTATATGGCTGGTAATAGCCATGACCATATAAAAGGATTAGGCTCTCAAGTACAAGCAAGACAATTTCAACCTGTTGTTACAGTAACACCACCACCACCACCAACAACTGAACAACTACCACCAACACCTCAGCAATTACCTGGAGCAACAGGAGGAACTGGCGGCGGAGGAGGCGGTGGATATTAAAATTAAATTATGTTAGGAAAATTATTATCTGGCGGAGCTGCTGACTTAGTTAAAAATGTAGGTGGAGTTATAGATAACTTACACACATCTAAAGAAGAAAAGCTTGAAGCAGAAAGAAAAATAAAAGAATTAGTTGCTAACTACGAAGTTGAAATGGAAAAAAATATTACAGCTCGTTGGGAAGCAGATTTAAAAAGTGATTCATGGCTTAGTAAAAACGTTAGGCCTTTAACTTTGATATTTTTAATAGTATGCACCATGCTATTAATATTTATAGATGCTGGTGCATTAAAGTTTGAAGTTAAGTCTAGTTGGGTTGATTTGCTTCAATTAGTATTAATAACCGTGATTGGCGCTTATTTTGGCGGTCGATCATTTGAAAAAGTAAAAAAATAAAATGGGAATAAATTCAACAGAAGTAAGTTATGGTTTTGGCCAAATGGGTTCTATACTTATAACAGGTACGTCTAATGCTGTTACAATAATTGGAGGGAGTGATACAGATTTAACACCTGCTAGTAACGTAAACAGAACAACAAAAGTTTTTGTAGCTATTACATTTTTGGAAGACACAGTGTTTGATAACGCTGGTTTAACGTCAGATGATAACACTATATTTATAAATGATACAGTTGCTTCAACTGGTATTGATGCTGATGGTGGGGCTGTAACTGATGGTGTTACTTTTCCAAAAGGCTTAACTATATACGGTAGATGGACAAGCATATTGCTTGATTCCGGTAAGTGTATTGCATACGTTGGTTACTAATGGGTTTAGGATTAGGAAATAGTTTGACTCATGCTGGCTATATTAGTGGTAAATATAGTAATTTTTCAGGCTCATTTGATGGAACTGCGGATTTTGTATTATTACCAGAAGTAGCAGCTTTAAAACCAACAGCCGCGCTAAGTATATCACTTTGGGCGCAGCCAAACGCTTGGGATATGACCAATGGAGGTAATAATGATTATTTTCTTGGGTGTATATCTAGTGGCGGTTTTGGTATATATATGGCTAATACTGGTGCTCAAGTAACAACATTAAAAGGAATAATAAGAGTTGAAGATGATGGTAGTAGCAGTCCTGGTTATATTAGACCTGAAATAAATGAAGCCACTGTAGAAGCTTTAACAGGTTGGCACCATATAGTTATGACATTTGATGGTACTACAGCTAAACTTTATTTAGATGCAGATGGATCAACAGGTATAACAAATGCCACCGCAGCTTCAGGCACTACAATAAGATACCATTCTTCTAACGCAAGACCTATAATGTTAGGAGCTGATGCAGCTGGAGATACAACAGCATCAGATTTTTATCATGGCTTGTTAGACGAAGTGGCTATTTGGAACGTAGCTTTAGATCAAAATGATGTTACAGCGCTTTTTAACAGTGGCACGCCTATAACGCCTACGCAAAACTCAGGTGGTTACGACAAGTCTAGTGGTTTAATAGGTTATTGGGCTTTTGAAGAAGGTTCAGGTACTACTGTTGCTGATGATTCAACTAACTCCAATAATGGTGGTTTAGGTAACGCTTGGAGTTGGTCTACAGACACACCAGGATAAAAATTAATATATGGCATACAATAATTATAAATACGTAATAATAGATGATTCAGAAGTTTCTAGTTTAGATTTTTCTAAGATTATAGAAACATCTAGTGATACATTGAGATATAATAACGATAACAGTAAAACTTTTGTAAGATTTGCTGGCGAAACGCCTAGTTTTTTAGAAGGCAAAACACAATATACTCACGAGCAAATATTAAATTATTTAAATGATGAGAGCAATGGATGGGTAATAGCATCTGAATAATTAACAATTAAATTAAATAAAATGGCAAAAACAAAAAAAGAAAAAATTGTAGACTTAAAACCAGAAAAAATAACAGAAGAACAGTTAACAACTGTTCAATCTACAATAAACAATTTAAATAGAATGCAGCTGGAAATAGGTATGTTTGAAACTAAAAAACATAGAATATTACATGAAATAGCAGCTTTAAATGATGATTTAACAAAGTTGCAAGCTGAATTTGAGCAACAGTATGGTACTTACGATATAGATATAAAAGATGGTACTATAAATTACAAAAAAGAAAATGGCGAAGTTAATAAGAAAGATTAGTGTAGGTAAAGACTACAAAAACGACGCCATGCATTATGCTGTTGGTCAAGAAGTTTACGGCGGACATACTATTTGTGATATACTAGAAGAAGACGATAAGTATTCTATTTATATTAGAAAAAATAAAGATGTACTACCTTGGAAAGACTTTAATAAAAACATGGCTGTTTCTGTAGAATATAATCTAGAGTACTAATGAAAAGCGTTTACAACTTTGTTGTAACGCCAATAGGAGAACGATATAACAACACTAAAAAAGTTGGTGATTCAGAACTAATACTTAATACCGAAATATTTAATCATCAGTATATAAATAGAAAAGCTAGTGTTATATCAACTCCAATTATTGGTGAAACAGATATACAAGCTGGAGATGATGTTATAGTACATCATAATGTTTTTCGTAGATGGCATAATGTAAAAGGTGTAGAAAAAAATAGCAAGAACTATTTTAACGAATCTACTTACTTTATAAGTCAAGATCAAATATTTTTATACAAAAGATATTGGGAGTGGAAAACACCAAAAGGTTATTGCTGGGTTAAACCTTTAAAAGCTACAGATCAGTTTAATATTGAACAAGAAAAACCTTTACAAGGTATTGTTAAATATTCTGATGGTACTGTAAACGTAAACGATATTGTAGGCTTTACACCAAATAGCGAATATGAGTTCGTTATTGATGGTGAAAGACTGTATAGAGTTTTTTCTAAATTTATTACAATTAAATATGAATATCAAGGAGACGAAGAAGAATATAATCCTAGCTGGGCGCAAAGCAGTTGATGAGCTGATTAAAGTTGCAGAAGAAAAGATTATTACTAACACTGAAGATGATGTATCAGCTGATAGATTAAAAAACGCGGCAGCTACTAAAAAACTAGCTATATTTGACGCATTTGAAATACTTAACAGAATACAAGAAGAACAAAACTTACTCGAGGGCAAAACACCTGAAGAGGCAGAGAAAAAAGTCTTTAAAGGATTCGCAGAAGGTAGATCTAAGTAATGTACAATCAAAGTTTAGTTAATGTTATAGAGCCTGTTAAAAAAACAACTATAACAAGATTAAATCGTGGTAAGAAGTGGAAGTACGGGTATAACAAAGAAAACGATATAGTTGTTATATCTAAAACCGGTATGATAGGTGAAATAATAGAAATACAAAATCTTAAAATAGCTTTACCTAAACAACCAAAAGAAGTATTTAAACACGAAAAAAACAAATGGGTTAAGTTTGAACAGCCAAAAGAAATAGCTAAATTAAAAAATATATTTGATTGGCGAAATTATCCAGAAGAACAAAAAGAACAGTGGTATGATTATATAGACGAAGAGTTTAAACGTCGAGACGAAGGATTTTGGTTTACAAATAATGGTAAGCCGACTTATATAGTAGGTACACATTATATGTATTTACAATGGAGCAAAATAGATGTAGGTGCACCAGATTTTAGAGAAGCTAATAGATTATTCTATATATTTTGGGAAGCATGTAAAGCTGATAAAAGATGTTATGGTATGTGTTATCTAAAGAACAGAAGATCAGGCTTTTCGTTTATGTCATCTGCAGAAACAGTTAATTTAGCCACTCTTGCGAGTGATAGTAGATATGGTATACTTTCTAAAACAGGTGCGGATGCTAAAAAAATGTTTACAGACAAAGTGGTGCCTATTAGTATTAATTATCCTTTTTTCTTTAAGCCTATTCAAGATGGTATGGATCGTCCTAAAACTGAGCTAGCATATAGAGTACCAGCTAGTAAGTTTACTCGTAAAAAAATTACAGCTAATGAACAGGTAGAACAATTAGAGGGATTAGATACAACTATAGACTGGAAAAACACTGGTGATAATAGCTACGACGGTGAAAAACTAAATTTACTAGTACACGACGAGAGTGGTAAATGGGAAAGACCCGACAATATATTAAATAATTGGCGAGTAACTAAAACATGTTTACGATTAGGTAGTAGAATTATAGGTAAATGTATGATGGGCTCAACTTCAAACGCATTAGATAAAGGTGGAGAAAACTTTAAAAAACTATACGGAGCGTCAGATGTCACAAAAAGAAATAGAAATGGTCAAACAAAGTCTGGCTTATACTCTCTTTTTATCCCAATGGAATGGAACTACGAAGGATTTATTGATGAGTATGGAATTCCAGTCTTTAATACTCCTGACATCGATATCTTCTCACCAGACGGTGAATTAATAGATATAGGCGTAATAGATAATTGGCAAAACGAAGCTGATGGTTTAAAAGATGATCAAGACGCTTTAAACGAGTTTTACCGCCAGTTTCCTAGAACAGAAGAACACGCTTTTAGAGACGAAACAAAAAATAGTATATTTAACTTAGTCAAAATATACGAACAAATAGATTATAACGAAGAAATGTCTAGAAATCTTGGAATTACAACTGGTAATTTTCAATGGGTTAACGGTGTTAAGGATTCACAAGTAATTTTTTATCCAGATCCAAAAGGACGTTTTAAAGTAAGTTGGGTGCCAAAATCTGACTTACAAAATAAGGTTATATTAAAAAATGGTGTAAAGTATCCTGGTAATGAACATATGGGGGCCTTTGGTTGTGACTCATATGACATATCAGGAACCGTAGATGGTGAAGGATCTAAAGGGGCTTTACATGGTCTTACTAGATTCAGCATGGAGGACGCTCCTG